TATGATTATGCTCTAGCATTATTCTATCCATCAGTTTAACTCTAGCCCTTAGAGTTTCTATCTCTCTTTTCTGCTCTTCATACACACAAAGTGCTCCTGCCTTTAGAGTTTCAATCTCTCTTGACTGGCTCTCAACTTTCTTTACATACCAATCAATAATGATTTTGTAATCTTTGATTTGCATATCTTTCATTCACATTCACCCCCTACATCTTTTAAATTATTAGATGATAAAAAAGGAGGGAGGCTTTCGCCTGATTTGGTGTTGATAACTTCCACTGTTATCTCGCCCCTATGGAGTCTTATCAATGCCAAGATGAATGCTTTCATCTCAGGACTCCCTGCCCTTAGATACATATCACTTTTGATGTGTACTTTAGACATTTTTCTTAATGGGCATTTCCTATCTACTACTGCATAGTCAGGAACCTTAACTTTAACAGCTAATTTTCCTACAGCAAGAGATGTGATTGTTGTTATAGTGGTCATGACTATAAAGCCTCTAAAGAAAAGGAGGGGATAGGGGATTGATATAATCCACCTAATTTAAAACCATTTAGTTTTGTTAATACCTTTTCAGATATAAACTGTTTAACTGAATCTTCAGTCATAAAGCCTGAATTTCTAATAAAGGCTTTTGTTCTACTGATATTCAATTCAGTTATTTTTAATTGTGGGTGTGAATCAAAGTTCACGCCTACAATAAACCAATCTTTTTGACCTGCTCGGCTCTTACCATAGTTTAGAGTATTAGCAGTTTCTTTAACACCTTTTGATAAAGATTTAGAATCGGTTTTAACTTCTTTGGTTTTTTGTGTTTTGGTAACCTCTTCAATATTTTGTGTTTTCTCTAATTGTTCTAATTCTTTGAATTGAACACTTAGAGCATTTGTCATTTTTCTTTGGCACTTGAAAAGAATATTCTCGCGTTTTTTGTAATATTGAAGAGTTGTTAGTTTTTTTGCGTTGGTCATGTTCTTAGCAACTCTAACGTAATATAATATATAAGCAATATGCAAAAAAGCTGTTCCAAACTGTATCAAAACGGAAAATTTTCGACCTGGTCGATATGGAGAAAAAACGAAAAAAAAACTTTACTAGCGATACAAATTACGTAGATACAAGTTCGTCAATAGGGTCGAGGTTTCCAACCGTAGTAACCCAGTTATCCCATCTATATACGAAGCCATCGCGAGGGCGTGTAGTTCCCTTTTCCATCAAGGTCGCATCCTTGAAGAAACGTTTAGCAGTTATATATCCTTCAATCCAAGCCTTACTCTTATCAGCAAGTAAACCTACAAACACATACCCATCACACTTCTGACTGTAGTAAGTCGTTGTGCAACAGTCGGTGATTTCCGAGGGGGGTTTGTATAGATTCATTGTCTTTACTTCAAGTCTCTTATCCTTATACATTATATCATAATCATAAACTTCTAACTCTTCATCATAAACATGGGGTTTTATACCAAGATAGTCGGAGACAATGATTTCACCCAACGCACCAATAAAGCCTGCCCTAGCACCAGTTTTGTTTTGGTTGAACACTTTTCCTGGGTTGGATATATCATAAGCCCTATTCCTCTGTTCTTCCGTTATATCAACTTCAATCATCAAATTTTATTCCCCTACCTTTACAAAATGGGCAAATGCCAAGATGTCGTACTTTACACTTTCTGCAATAAGTCGTGCTCATGAATCAATCTACCTATAACTTTCTTTCTAAATTCAAATTGGTCTTTGGTTATATAACCGTCCTTGTCAAATTCACCGAGACTTTGCATTATATTTTTCCAGTCATTATAATGAGCCGTATATGTCTTTTTATCCTCATACATCATTTTGAAAATCCTCCAATTCCTTTCTTAGTTCCCTGTTAAGCATTTCATACTGTATTCTGTTTTCTCGTATTTGAGATGATATGAAGTTAATTCTACACTGTAGACTGTTTACCATTTGTCGTCCTTCCCAAACGGATCTTTCTTTACCGGAACGTCAATTTTTTTCCATTCGATTAATTCAATCACATGTTCATATATAGCACGTTTGTTAGTGCTAGACGCTATTTTATTTTGTACTGTCATCATCTATCTCCTTAATCTTATTGTTAATACCGTCAGAGACCAATGTTCCCTGTATTCTAAACATACATCTTATAAGCCCCCTCTTACTGTGGTCGCCAAAGGCTTCAGTGCATGCAACACACATAACTTTCTCTAGTTGTTTATTCCCTATCAAAGTGTTTCCTCTGGTGTTTTAATATTACATAAATCTTATCAATAGTACCATCGAATTCCCACTCACATTCAGGACATTTATATGTTACACTACCCATAGAGATCTCCTCCAACTCGTTTAGTAGTTTTTCTTTCCACGCTTCCACATGGGTTAAAACTGATATAATCTCGTTTGTTCTCTTCTCTTTGAGTGCCACATGAACCTAAATGATAATACCCCATATAAATCTTTACTCTTCTTCTTTATTTTCCTTAATAAAGTCCTCAACCAAGAATGTAATCTTCCAGAATGTACGCTTCGATTGGAGTGGAATGTTCTTCGGATCTGACTTGCCAAATGAAAGTGTAAACCAATCCATTATGCTGTTATAGTCATCTGCATCCAGTTCTACCATTATTTCAATGCCACCTTCTCAAGAGCGTCTACGACTCTTCCGTAGAAGTGAGGGTTCTCTTCTTTCATTAAAGCCCCCATTGCCTCGATTAAACCAACCACTGAACCAAAAAATATTTCCTGGTCTTCCTCTTTTATTGGAGTAAAATTATATTCATCATTAAATTTTAATGCGTCTAAAACGAAAGAAGCACCTTTTCCAATAATGTCTTTCATACTATTTAAGCATTTAGGGTTTATATAATGTTTTGTGGAAGCTGGCTAGTCAGACCAGTCTTTCCGTTAGGATGTGCAGACTCACACTACTTCCACGATATCTATTTATATGAGATGTATTTAATAATATCTAATGTCAAGCAATGATGAAATTGAAGTAGGAGAAGAAGAAGTTTTACCTCGCGAAGAATCTAGTAGTAAAATTAAATGCACTATAGAGGCAAAGTGTGTTGATTGCTATGATGGCGATTGCACTTGCAACTAGTCAAAAACGTTACACTTTCTTTACAACCTATTAACAAAGTTTATATAGAGTAAATTTTAAACAAACCCATGGGATTCGGAGACACGTTTAAGACCATATTCAAGAATCTGACGCAACTAAACAAGTCATACACCTCCACCACGGTGAGACCTAGTATTGCTCAGCCTTATATGAGCACTGACACTGGTGCTAAGTTACCTATATTTCCGTTCCCACTTATTATGATTTATGAGTTGGCAGATAATGTTGACTCGCTTAGAATACCAATTGAGACATTGAATAGAGAGATATTCAAGAATGGTTTCGAGATTGTTGAAAAATGGAAATTTAAATGTTCAAACTGTGCCAAAGAATTTCAATACAAGCCCCTCAAAGGCAATGCACCAGATGATCAGCCAAGAGAGACTAATGATTCATTGACACCAACTGTTGGTTCTGACGCAACTAACAAGGCAACCATTGTAGAAGGAGGAATGGCATGTGATAACTGTGGTTCACCTAAACTTCTCAGACCTTCCCCTGAAAATCGCAAAGCAGTTGAAGACCTCTTAAACGTTCCACTAAATGGGAACCAGCAAACATTAGAGGATATAGCAAGGCAGTTAGAACGAGATTTAGAAATTGCTGACAATGCATATTTACTTGTGTTGAAAAATTATTTTATTAATGATACTACAAAAGAGATAGATCCAAAGAAGACTGAGATAAAGGAACTACTAAGAATAGATCCTCCTCAAGTTGCGATGATCGCAGATTCTGATGGTAGAATTGGTTTTGATGATAAACATAACCCAGTATACGTGTGTCCAAAGTTCGAACATCGTGACAAACGACTTACACAGGGAGTTTGTGACAGATGTGGAACCAAAGCATTAAAGGCAGTAGCAGAAGTTAACTCTGTTTACAGTGTAGGTATACCACAACCTAAACGAGTTGTCTATGGTGAAGGTGAAATCATATGGAAGGCTGGAAAATACAAACCAGGATTAATTTATGGATTCTCTCCAATCTATGCAATATGGTCTAAGGTTATGGCACTATCACACATGGACGAGTATATTAGAAAGTATTTCGACAAGATGAGACCACCAAGAGGTATGTTAGTTATTGCATCAAGGAACTATGAAACATTTAGAAAGTCTTGGGATGCATTAGAACAAAAGGCAACCGAAGATCCTTACATGATCCACCCACTTTTGGTAGAATCTGATAAGGGTGGTAAGAATATGGCACAATGGTTGGACTTTACTGGATCACTAAAGGAATTAGAATTTACAGCAATAAGAAAAGAACTACGAATGATTATAGGTGCAATCTATGGAGTATTACCATTATACTTCGGTGAACTTCCTACTGGTTGGTCACAGGAAGGTCTTCAAGTTACAATTACAAACAGGGCAGTAAAATGGGGTCAAGATATTCTTTTGCTTCTTCCTATCTT